TCCGTGTTATGTGGGCGTGCAGTGAGGAAAGGCAACCGCACGCCCTAGTTAAGCGGGCGTCGCATTGAAATGCAAAACAATGCGTCGGGAGGAGGAGAACCCGCTAACTATACTATGCCCCATGAAGGGCTGTTGTTCAAGCCTATCCAACCTCATTTGCTAACTCGTGAGCCAGCGCAAGATAGCCGCACCCATCAATGCTGCTATCCTCATGCACACCATTGCGCAGCCTCGCAATCTTCAGCAACGCCATCATGTTCGCCACGTCAGATGCAGATACATCCCTGCCAAGATACGCGCTCCACATGCGAGCAATTGTCGTGAAGTTTTCCGCAGCACTTCCATACTGCCTCGCCCTATCCCCGTTAATCAAAAGATCAGCCGTGTTCAATACCTCAGACCTCGACTTACCCCGTCCAACCTTCGCTTGATCCACTTCGCCCTCGCTTGCCTCGGTCTTGCCGCCAGCCGTTCTAATGTTTATCTTTTTCTTCATCTCTTGCTCCATAATTCTTAACCCCGATTTTACCTATCTCATACTATTCGCTTAACTACATACTAATATACTATACCTTAAGGTATATAGTATTAGTAGTAGATTGGTTACGATATACTAATTGCAATTAGTAGTTGGTTGGCTAAGTCATTGATATTGTTGTTACTAATGCTAATTAGTAGGTGATTAGTAGGTTGCATTTTAGCTCACTTTCCCGAAATCATCGCAAAACCATATATAGCTTTCATTTTGCACAATATGACCCGCACTCGTGAGGCCTGCAATTGACTGCTTGTAGGTTTGTGATGGGTTAGCTACGCCAGATACTTTGCCCATGAAATGCTTCTTAATATCCTCCTCTTTAATCACCCAGAACGTGCTGGGTTCAGGCCAACCCACGCCAGCAGGGTTTGACATTCCTATGCCCTCGCCTCTTAGCTGCTGGAAGCATGTCTTAAATAATATCTGATTCTTACCCTTAATAGCTTTCTTGTTGGCCTTCTCAACATCATCACTGCTTGCCGGCACAATCACGCACGTTGTCACTGGATCGCCGTCGGCGTCATGCCCAAGCTCAATGACATTCAACTTAAAGTGAAACTTACGACCACCCTCTAAGTCTCTCTGCTTGGTAGATAACGCAGTGCGCAAGCCTGTCGCCTCGTCATATGATAGCTCTATCTCAGTCTCTACAGCAGCTCTCAGTGAACTATGCCCACGAGCCTTTGCGTCCAAGTTCTTGCCAGAGTGATGCACAAGCAACAAATGAGCGTCAGTCTCGCCGCGTATCTTATCACACGCAGATATAACAGCCGTTGAAGATGCAGGCGAGTTCTCATCGCCGCCCGGCATTGATCTCGACAGCGTATCAACGATAATCATTGCAATATCGCCATGCGCACGCTTCACCTCTTCGCACAAATCAATGATAAGCTGCACGTCAGCGTTTTCCTCAAGTAAATTTACTGGCAATGCACGCATAGCTAATTTAGCCTCATGCTCTGGATATTGCTGGCGTAAGGCCACAATCCTATTATGCGTTGTCATACCTCCCTCAAGAGCTAAAAACAGCACCACACCGCCCTTCACCTTGTTGCCATGCCAATCTTGCCCCGCAGATACATGCCAAGCCACATCTTGCACAAAGAATGACTTACCCACGTTGCTTGGCCCATAAACCATTGATAGCTGCCCAGCGCCAAACCAACCCTTAACAAGATAACTCCTGTCTAGCTGTGGTACTGCGTCACCCGGAAAGAACACCTGATCTAACAAGCTTTTCACTTCTAATGCTTTGGCAGTCGCCTCTTTGCCCTGATTAATCCACATATCAGAGAAGTCCCAGCCGCCAATCTCAGGCACAATTGATTGCACGCCATGATCAGCCACGCACTTTTCAATCGCCTTCAAGCCTGCCTCATCATTATCACCCGCAATAACCAAACGCAGATTAGGGCGTGCCTCTAGCAGCTCACCTATCACAGCAGTCATATTGCCCGCAGATAATGCAAATACTGCTGGCCTACCCGTCGCCATGTGGCACGACATTGCAGTTGCCCACCCTTCACATATGTAAACCAGATCGTCTAATTTGCCGCCAATCACGCTAAAATTGCCAACGACAGGCATACCAGTGGAAAATTTCTTTGCGCCTGTCGGATTAATGTTCTGCGTGCCTACACGCTTACCCTTTGAATTAATGACAGGGACAACCAATATGTCACCCTTTATAGATGCATTGCCAAGCCCAATCTTTTTCTTAACCAAGTATGGATGCGTGGCTTCTGCCTCTGGTTCAGGCCAACTTATGTTATATTCTTTTGTCAAAGGCTTCTCATTCTCGTCAGGCCATAACCTCTGCCTTCGAAGCGCATCTTTTATGCCAGCAAAGTCTGAGCATTTACGGCAGCTAACCATGACTTCACTTTCAGCAGTTTCCTTTATCCAAAACCTATCTTCACCCTGACATACCGGGCAAGCACCATGATATTCACCTATAGCGGTCTTTTTCAATGATAGTGCGCTTATAATTTTATCTGAGTATCTATCCCAGCTTGCATTTGGAAATTTCGTATTTTGCATTTTATTCCTTCCTCAATTTTTTATTGATGGATTATTCACCCAATGTATTGTGTTATCTGGCATGAAGCCCCACATAAACCATGCGTTGCCAAAGTGAGGCTGACCTTTACCAGTAAAATCAACTCTATTATTATAAACTAAAGCTGACATGCCGTACCTCATAAATAAATTACCTCTTCTTTTACCCTGAAAGGCAGCAACAGGTAAAAATAAAGCAAAAGGCTTTTGTAAGCTATAGCAATGCTCAATGAAGTCATCTTTTTTGCTATATGGTGGATTTGTAATTACACCATCATAAACATCATCTTTTGTTGTGTTAAAGAAATCTACACCATTGCTTCCAATAATATTATATTCACTAGTATTGAACGCATCTAAAATTAAACTAGATTTGCCGCTTGTGGCTTCATAATAAGTTTTTGTCTTGTCTAAATAATTAAATAATGGCGCAATTTGATTTGCGGGCGTGTAGCATTCATCGCTTTCTTCATTTCTACCTAAACGCCTTACTAAATCTAATGATGACATATTTTCCCTCCACAATTGCCTTTCAGTGTCCGTTAGACAAAACCTCATTAAGTTCTGTCTAACGGCATGTTTATTTAAAATGGAATGTCATCTTCCAGATCATTTGACGCTGTAGGTGTAGCTGGCGGCAATCCAAATGGGTCATGCTCAACACCATTAATAGGTGAAGCGCCGCCAGAGTATCCGCCAGACACTTCAGTGAACGGGTCATCTGCCTCTTGCTTCTCGGCTAACTCTAACACCTGCACTGCACGTAATCTTAATGAGACTCCATTGAGCGTTCCCGTATTATATGGCACTACAGTACATGCGATATTCACAGTAGAACCAGAAGTAAGCTCAAATCCTTCTGGCAGCTTCTTTCGTGATGCATCTACTTGGCGTGGCGGATTCGTAACTTCGCCTGAATATGCGCCTTTCAACTTAGCCTTTCCAATCCAATCACCTTGTTTCGCGTCATCTCGCTTGTAAGGCAAGCTTAGTGGCTGTTCAGGCCACTTGCGTTTGCTGTTAGCATCCATTGCCGCCGCATTTTTATATGCCTGCATACAAATGGCGTTCAGCTCCTTACATTGCTCACCTGTCAAATTAAATGACATTTCGTAGGCTGCACCCTCGGCATCAGGCGAGCATTTTTGGCTCTTATATTCTTCCTGATCAAACCTGTAAGTAGCATTTAGTCTTGGATATAGCGCTTTCACGCCGCTTATTATGTGTTGCATTTTACAACTCCTTTAAATGTGTGCAGCACCCCTGCACTGGGATTTCTCATAAGCCGTGATTTTCGTCGAGATAAGCTGGCAAATGTAATGTTTCAAGTTCAGGCCACCCGGTATCAAACGTGTTTGTATCTTGTGCCACTTTAATTTTACGCAATGTCCTGAACATTTCTTCTTCGGCATACTTGTTATATTTATCTGATAATTCATAGCAAGCTGTGGCATAGCTGTTCTTCTCAGTTGCGATAAAAATAAAATTTGTAGTTTCATAACCGCATAACTTTAATACATATCGATAGAAGCACGCCTGCAAATCATATCTATAATTACGCACCGACTTATCAAAGCCACGCTGCGATGCATCCAAACAAGACTTCAGATCAATCACAATGCCTGCCTCTTTTAACAATCCATCCGGGCGGCATTTAAGTTCAAGCCCCGTTTCGGAACATTCTGCGATGAAGCTGTATTCAGCAAGCATGTCTTTGTTAGTCAATAAATTTTTCGCCATTTTATTTTGTAGGCAACCATCTACCATTTTCTTGCACTGCTCAAATTCTCCACTTGGAAGTAGTATCTCGTCTTCAGTTAAGAACTCTTCCTGTTCCTTCCAAGCTTTGCTGCCACGACGTGATAAACCTGAATCATGCACAAGGTTCTTCTCTGGTTCTAGCATCATCGCATGAAATGCCGAGCCAAGAATCATAGCTGGCGTGGAATTGAACGTAGTGTTCTTCCAGTGGTACAGCGATGACGTTGCGACTGTCTTCACCGCGCTTGACGATATTGCAGGCATTTCGTGGTATGCCTTATTCGATAGTTCTTCACTTGGTATTATCTGCATTTGTATTCTCCTATAATAATTATTTATTTAAAACCTCTGCTCCATAAAGAGCAATTAAACTAGCTTCCGCCCGCCCATCATCTTTTTTGCGTGCGAACCTCTCATAATGGTCTGGAAATCTTTGAATTGCAAGTTGGCGGCTAGTGTCCTTATCAGATGATAAATTAAAGTGTTTCTTCCACTTGCTGGGTGTAACTAAGTGCATGGGCGTTTTATTAGCTGCCACACACGCAATTAACGCGCCGTACCCCATGCCAAACCTGAATGTAGCGACTGAAGATTGACCGGGACGTGACGCAACTTGCTCAAGCACAGCCATACGATCCTTCGCTTCTGGCTCAAGCATATGCAGCAACGAATGTATATCTATCTCAATTTTACCGCGATTATTTAAAATTGTGGGCATGTCTTGCACGTCTAAATCTTTAGTGCGCGTGCAATAATGTGCAATTGCCCCCGAGAAACCCGGATCAACGCCAACAATAATCATTCTATGTTATCCATTGCAATCAATTCAGCTTCAACTTCCGCTTCTGGCTTTGCAACTTCCACGCCTAACTTTGTTGCTTCCATATATGAAGCCCTACGAACAAAAGAACTGAATGACAGCCCTGATTTATGTGCCGCCTCTGCCACAGCTTCATGTTGCTGCTTACTAAAATTAATTAATACTCTTTTATCAACCATTTTAAATCTCCTTGGGTCTGATAAAACCAGCAATAAAGCAATACAAATAGATGCACAAGTACATTGTGATATATAAATGATATATAAAGTGTTTGACCGCTACGCAAAAATGCTTATAATGGCTGTATAAATGCAAAAATGAGGAAATATAAAATGTATAATATTAAAATTGGAACTAAATTTTCGTACACACATACTGAATCTTATACAGAAGATAACGGAGATAAGGGTGTGGTTTCTGCAACTGTAATTGGAATTATAACAGACGCTAACGATCACGGCGCTTATGATTATAAATGTGTTGAGAGCAAAAATGTTCAAAACGAACCATCGTGGGGATTTAATCCTGTTGATGGTGGTTTTAGGTTTTCTCCAATTTTTGATCGCATAATGGCTAATTTTACTGTTTTGTCATATTAATTGGAGGAAATATAAAATGTATAACAATGTTAAAAGAACCACATTAACTAAAGATGGTGTAATTGCCATAGCTGGACAAAAAAGCTGGATACCTGTTGGGCGTTATGAAGTTTGCAATAAAATTGCAAGTGGTTGGATTGCACCAATCAGTAATGGTTTTATTGATATGGCTCAATATAAAAAGGGTGAATGTTACTTTTTCGAAGACATTACTAAAAGCGAATTAAGAAAGATTGCTTTAAAGCGTTATAATGACAGTCATACGTTGGAGGAAGTATAATGAACATCACAATGATCAAAGACGGATTGGCTATGGCGCTATTTGCTGTAGCTGCCGTACACTTGCCAGAGATTATAGTTTTTCTGGATCAATTTATTAACGCAAAATGAGGAGAATAAAATGCGATTATATACAACACCTTTAGGTCAATGGGCTGGCACAAAATCCGAAGCTAAAAAGTTAGGCTCATATGT